CTCATCAAGAGTAGCTGCTTCCCAGATGGGATAGAAGTGCATTCCAATTGCGTTTGATGATGGAACTACAGCACCAGAGATGATGTTGTTTCCATACATTAATGAACCTGCAACAGGTTCACGGATCCCGTCAATATCGACAGGAGGAGCAGCGATAAATGCTACGATGAAACAAGTAGCTGCAGTTAGAAGACAAGGAATCATTAAGACTCCAAACCAACCAACGTACAAACGATTGTCAGTGGATGTTACCCACTCACAAAACTCGCTCCATCCTTGCAATGGTGACTGCTCTACAGCAATAGTGGAAGAACTAACTTGAGTCTTCGCACCACGCTTAAGAGTTAGCGGAGCCATTTAGATAAGAGTGCGATGTTTACTTGTATGATAAGACATAATCCCCGTGGTCTTGGTTTGGGGTAGGTAAGAGGTGGGGATACTTATTCTCCTTACTGGAGACCCATTGTATCATCGGGGGGACTTATTTTTGTTCAGAACACCCAGCCATCCGTAGGACTTACGAGCACACACTGCCTAGGGAATTCATCGGTTCGGTCTTGCCCTTAACCACCTCACGTTATTTATTATATCACAGGTTTGCCATAACCCTGCAGTGCTTCTAGGACACGATCATATCTGTCCATACCTCCGTACTTGTCATACCACTCTTCGCTATTCTTTAACCACTCATTATAATGAGCCATAATATAGTCAGCACAATCCTCCATCCTCTTCTCTGAGAATGTAAGGTCTCTGCCTTCGAAATATTTCTGTAAGGTTTCAGACTTAACTACATCACCAACAAAATTATATACACTCATAGAGATAGGTATGCCACGACGAACAAACAGATACAAACAAAAAGTTCTGTAGTCTGTGTTCCCGTCCATGTCACGGAAGCTTTGATTCACTGTGCGCCTTTAAAATATTGATCTATTACTGTGACTTGATCATGATACCTAGCAATCTTATCTAACTCCACCTGAATTGCTTCAGTGATATCAGAATGCTCTCCAATACCTGCTGGATGTTCTAGATATACATTAACGTTTGCTCTATGCTTTGCAATCTCACCTTGAGCGTGAGCCTTCACTGCTGCTAGTAGTTGTTCTCTCATGTGTAACGTTCCCATTAGTATAAATTTTCCTCCTCTCCTAATTGAATTTTACAATCGGAGGTAGGATATGCTACACATGTTAGCACAAAACCTTGCTCTAGTTGATCATCATCTAGGAAAGACTGGTCTTCTTGATTCACTGTGCCCTCAATAATCTTACCAGCACATGTAGAACATGCACCAGCACGACATGAGTATGGTGCGTCAGCACCCTCCTCCTCTGCTTTATCTAGTATGTATTCATCATGGGCACACTCGAAGGTAGTCTCATTACCATCGGTGTCTATGACTGTAACTGAGTATGAAGACATAAGCTTAATAATTGCTGTGTTATTTATCCTTGCCAGATTAAATCAGGCATTTGTTGAGGAGACTGTCTTCCTATTGTCAGCATAAGAATAAAGTAACCTATAAACCATATTACATTAAAAATCCACGCTTGTCTATAGAGATATTTTCTTATGCCCATAGAGACATTAACTCTCCTTACAGCAGCAGCATCATCCTCATCACCTGTTGCTCTGAAGATTTGCTCAATGATGACAGCAACGATGGTTCCTATCACTAGAGGATAGAACACAAAGTTAGCAAAAGATATAATTGAGATGAGAAAAGTCATAGTATTGGTCCTAGTGTTATTCCTATAGCTATAAAGAAACCAAATTCCACCAGAGCTTGAGCATCGGGTGGAATTGAGATCAGTATTTGATTTATGGCAGTCATTGCATTACAAACGAAAGACCACCAAAATTAACGTATGCTATCAGCATACCAAGAAAAAGGATTTGATACATTTTTATGATGGTGATGGTGCGTACAGAGGGATCATAGTTCCACCGCCACCATCGTCATCATCATCACCTCCTTCTCCGTTGATTAGATCAACGAGGAAGTAAGCAATAAGTAGACCAGCGAAGGGAATGTATGGAAACAAGATCGCCATCTGAAAATCGGACACTAGAAGATACCTGGAATGAGTTGACCCGTAGTAACAACTGCACCGATACCAGCAATAACGCCGATCATCGCTAATCTACCATTCAAAAGTTCAGCTTTAGAATTAAACATTATAGTACTCCTGGAATAATTTGACCTGTTGTGATATAAGAACCGATAAGTGCCAACCATCCGACCATTGCGAGCTGACCATTAACTAGTTCTGCTTGCTTTGCATAGTCAGTGTCGATGACTTCTATCTGTGGTTCTTTGGCGAACATGTTTTGACGTCCACCGTCTTCCGTAGTAACCATGAGTTATGTAAAGAAACATTACACAACTATATATAAATTCTAAAGTTTTGTCAAGGTATTAATACCTATGTCAGGAAAAGGTGATCACATCTGAACCTGCGCCACCTACCAAACCAGATCCACCGAACACAGGTACGGTATCTGCTGCACCTACAGCATCATCTGGTAGTTTAATTTCAATGTTATCATCATCCATATCAGTAGTGAAAGGATCCTTACCGAATGGATCATAATATCCTGTTGGTGTGGTATTTATACCACTGAGATCAAACTTAATCTCATCGTGCTCTTCATGCTCTGGAAGAGAACGTTTTGCAATGCTTTTAAGTCCTTGGTAATGTCTCCAGACCTCACTCAAGGTATTTTCATCGAAGTTTTCTGCATCAATTGCTGCATGCAATGCTTCTTTGACAGATAGAACTGCCTTATCAAATTTTATGTGTAGTCCACAAGTCATAGTAGTTTTACGCGAATGAATACCAGCCAGTTGCAATCAATTTATCATGCTCCATAGAGACACGTCCCTTATGGGTATAGGTCCAATCTGCTGGCCAGACACAGCATGAACCCCGCTTTGCTTCCTCATAGTGTTGTTGATGGAACCATTCTGTACCACCATTGGGTACATCATTCAAGTATACCATCCATACCAAGTGACGATACGTATTAGTCCTCGCAGATGAAGACCTTTCAGTATGCCAGTCCTTATAACCCCCACCAGGAGGATACCATTGTACATTCCATCCTTCATCCATGTGAAAGAACCCAGACTTAGCAGCGAAAGGAAAGCGTAAGACATAGTTATTAGTCACAGCATCCACTGCCTCTACGAATTTATTCACAGGAGGAATCAATACGTTATTCATGATCGGAGTGTCCATGGACTCCTTAATGGAATAATTTACATTACCCATTGGAGATGCAAGAATTCCTTCTTCCTTAGACCCCTGATCTTTACCTAATGATTCACCAGGAGCAGACTTAAACAATTTATCTGACTCCAGATAGTACCAAGATAAGAACTCATCAATGACATCATCATCTATTTGTTCCTTATATAGGAAGTCAGTATGAGGTTCAACCATAGAACCATTAAGTATAGCAGGCATGTCTGTCATAATTTTAACTCCAATTGTATACCATGTGCTTCCCAAAAATAATCCTCTGGATCCTCATCCTTAATGTGGGAGTATCCATAGAAAGAACCATCGTCTCTTTGATATAAGAAATGATGGTCATGAGGATTGAGTAACCACATCTTTGCTAATTTGTCAGTAGGTTTGTAACCTATCTCCTCCTTAGTAAACTTCTTCATGCTCTTCTATATTTCTTCTTAGGAACACCATTAATATTAAACGAAACAATGGTGCGTCTCTCATCCGAATCATTCATCTCCTGTTCATGGAGTAGGAATGATGGGAAGACAACTAAGTCTCCCTCCTCTACCTCAGGTGTGTTCTGTATCAGATCACCAGTCAAAGGGTCAGAGAAAGGACAGAAAAATGTTGTTGCTTTATGTACCTTAGGATTAAACTCAAGGTACCATACAAATGACATGCCCACAGTACCATGGTTATGTACTTGATGATACTGTCCACGGAAAGATGACTGGTACCACATTGAGTTGATCTCTACTTCAAATCCTATATTCGATTCTATCTCTCGTAGATACCTACCAAGTGCTTGAGTTACCAGACCATAATAGGAAGGTAATAACTGTTCCTTATCATTATGAAAGAAATCTGTTTTAAGATCGTAGACAACCTCTCCAGACTTGGAAAGCCTATGACTACTATTGTCGTCATCATCAAATATCTGTAGAAGTTTGCTCTTGTACTTCTCATGATCACGTACTCTTGGGTAATGTTCAAAGGGAACTGAAAACATATTACTTAAAATTCCTAATGAACCACTCAGCATCCACTACTACTAGTGGTTTCTTGTGATTCTTTTTCATAAACAGGATAGGTTCATGGTCTCCTGAGTTAGCACATGCTTGTGCATATGCCTCATAGACATTCAACTTCTCCACGTTCTTACATTCTATACTGAATGGAAACTTTTGTCTAGCATCACGTGCCATGATAAGATCTTCACCACCAGCACCCATGCTACGTGACTCTATATCTTCAGGGTGTACTTCTCTATGCTCTATGAGCATATCTCTAACCCATTGCTGGAACCTTCTCCCTTTTCCCTTCGCTGATTGTGGTTTCATATAAATCTATTGCTGCAGGTAACAAAGCATATTCCATACGTTGAATTGCTTTTGTCAATGACTTCACAGTATCATCAGGAAGGATTGGTACCTCACGCTGAATAATTATATCTCCACCATCCAATTCTTCATTGACATAGTGGACACTAACTCCTGTTACCTCATCATCACTATGTAGTGCCCTTTCAATGGCATGTAATCCCTTGTACTTAGGGAGCATAGATGGGTGAAGATTTATAATCTTATTAGGAAACTCCTTAATAAAAGAGGGTGAAATGATCTTCATCCACCCTGCTAATACTATTAGATCTACTTTCCATGCCTTGAAGACGTCGATTATCAAGGCTTCATTCTTACTTTTAATATATGTGTGTGGTATACCAAATTTCTCTGCTCTTTTGGCAGCACCGCACTTCTCTTTGTTGTGAACCATCACAACTACTTCATGCCTGACGCATGTTCGAACAATATTCTCGAAGTTGGTTCCGTTTCCAGAACACATGACACCTAGTCGCATTTTGCTTCCCACTCCTTGACTAAACGTTGTACTTGGCTTCTATCAAGTCCGCACAATTGTTCGCAATTTCTGAGGCAAATCAATATACACTCATCATCTGAGATAGCAGGTTTAATTGAGAAACCGTGCTTATCTACCTGAGGAGTTGTCTCTTGGCTCTTCGTCATAATCTGGTAAACCCATCGTTTTGAATTCAAGTTGTTGAGTTAAGAAGACCACTTCACTTTTAAGTTTTTGGTTCTCCTTTTCTAACCGTTCGTTTTCTTCTTGATAGATGATGATCATACTTTCGAGTTTGAGATTTTCATTTTCGAGATCCCAATCCATTTGACTAGCTATATTTATAGAGGGCGTGCATTACCACAACGCTTGGCGGTGGGGTACTGAGCCTCAAAGATCTTGTTAGCATAGATTTGGTTCTCTGCTTCTACGATAGTCTTATGATACTTAGTACCCGTGGTGGGTAACCTATAGGTTACCTCAAACTTCCGTAGACGGTTCATGTTTATTCCTCTCTAATACTTCCTCCCAGTCCTTGTCGAACAACTGAAGACCTTTCTCGGTTAGTATATGATTATACATCCCCCAGAAGATCTTTGGTGGCATTGTCACGATATTCGCACCTGCCATAAAGCATTTACTGACGCTGAATACATCACGAAGAGATGCAGCGAGAACTTCTGTCTCTATATTGTGCTTCTCAAAGGTAAAGCAAATGTCCTTCACCAAACTTAATGCTTCGAAAGAGTTATCTTCTACTCTTCCTACAAATGGTGACACATACTTCGCACCTGCTTTAGCAGCAAGTATTGCTTGTGCTGTAGAGAATACCAACGTAACATTAACTGGTATGTCATCGTTTGCTAGGTCTCTACATGCTTTAAGACCTTCGACATTACATGGAACTTTGATTGTAATGTTCTGGGCAATACTCAGATAATCATCTGCTACTGCCAACATCTCCTCTGCGTTACGTCCAACAACTTCTGCTGATATAGATGCATCCCATGGAAAGATCTCAGTTATGTCCTGAAGTACTTCCTTTGGATCTCCACCATTCCTAAGAATTAATGTGGGATTAGTGGTCACACCATCGATCAACCCAGTGTCATACGCTTCTTGGATTGCTTCAACGTCAGAGCTATCGAGAAATATTTTCATAACACCCTCCGTACTCTGAATATTTATTATTATTGCATGAAAAAAGAGGGGTGTCAAACCCCTCCAGATTCAAGTAAGTTAACTTTTAGGCGGCGGCAACACAAGTTTGCCTTTCCTCCTCGTGCTGAATCCCTCTGTATGTGAGATTAGCTTTGATCTTTTGACAAGATCTTTTGTCGTTGGTGTCATAGATGACACCACGGTATGTGACTTTTGCCATGGATTTACTCCTAAAGTAATTGGATTTTTAGCCCCGTTCCTTTAGTCGTTTGCGTCCTTGAAACAACCCTCAGCATTAGCCTTGATCACTTCGACAAGAGATTTCTTGTCGTCAGATGTAATGTCTCTATTACGCTGGATGCCGTTGATTAAATCTTCAGCATCAGCACACGCAATAGCGGTGGCTAATAGTGGTGCAAAAGGTATCATAAGGATGAACGCTCCGTTCCTACGACTTACTTGCGTCCTCCAGGGAGGATGAACGTATGGATATGCTAACATACCCACTACTATTTATCAAGTATTTCTGTAACGTTTGTTACAATTTTTATATTTGGGTCGTCGTGAACTCTCGGAGAGTTCCCTCTTCAGTTTCCTCAAGAAGTATAAGTGGTCCTTGATACCAGTTTTCGGGTCTCTCAGCCAACGGATCGTCCTTTCGTAGGACGTCATTCGTCTCATGATGAAACCATCGTTTGTACATTCTCTTAAAGAGATTAAAGTTTAAATCCTGCAAACGTATTAGACTCGACATCTTGTTTAATACCTCCCACGACATAGGACTCGATCTCAGTTTCCTGAGGAGCATTTTGTTGCCCTTTGCTATTTAACCAATGTTCAGTCCATGGTAATGGGTTGTTCCTTAAAGGTATATCATACATAGGTTTCATTCCTATCGCTCGCAGTCTGCGATTAGCGATCCACTCTACGTACTGACATAAAAGTCGTTCATTCAGTCCAATCATTGTTCCTTCGGAGAAAAGATATTGTGCCCAATCTTTCTCCTGATCTACTGCTTCAGAGAACATCTGTCTAACGTTGTCCTCTTCTTCCTGTGCTATTTCTATCATTATAGGGTCGTCACCCTCTTGCCATTTCTTTATTATTTTTTGAGTGAGTACCAGATGTTGGCTCTCATCTCTGGCGATGAGGGAGATGATCTTAGCTGATCCTTCCATGAGTTTGAGTTCCCCAAAAGCAAAAGAACAAGCGAAAGATACATAAAACCGAATACCTTCCAGTATATTAACATTTAAAATCGCCTTATAAAGTGAACGTTTGATGTCCTTCAATGTCCATTCAACTGAGGGTGATCCTTTAGCAGACTGATGCCACATGTTACTGTTAGCCCACATGCCTGCTTGATCAATGAACTCGTTGTATGCTTGAGTCACGGACTCTGCCCGTGCCATGATCTTTTTATTGTCTAATACACCTTCGAACACATCAGATGGTTCAGGGTATACATTCTTAATGATATGTGTATAGGAGCGTGAATGAATCTGCTCCATAAATTCCCAGACTCCCATGGCACCTTCCAGTTCAGGAAGACTACAGTAGGGTGAAAATGCCATGCCAGGTCCACGACCTTGCACGGAGTCTAATAGTATTTGATACTTGAGATTTGCCGTATAGATATGCTTCTGTTGATTAGTTAGAGTTTTATAATCTGCTCTATCTTTTTGAAGAGAAACCTCCTCAGGTCTCCAGAAATATCCCAACTGGGTTTGGGTCAGTCGATCAAAGTCAGGGTACTTGTAATCAACATACTGTTGCATACCAAGAGGTGCACCAAAAAACATAGGTTGTTTCTTGGTATCAATCTTCTTGGGATTGAATACGGTTACTCCCATAAATTAAATCCCCTGATCTTTTACTCTTTGTTCGAACTCCTTGAATGAGGAGGAACAATCAGGGGGTTCAGGATCCTTTATCCCCTTCATCTTTTTCCAATCCCCATGCATAGCACCCAGTAACCAACTAGATGACAATGAGTCTGGTCCTTTTTCCAGCAGTTCTATCTGCCGCTTACTAAGACCTGCTTTCATATTAAGGTATTCATCACGCCAATTCGTATCAGAATCAGACGTGGCATGATTCGCATTCACTCTCGTCGCCCTCCATTATGTCGTTTATAAGACGGTCCATATATGCTGTACTGTCTTTATGTTGTGACTCATCATGCCACCCTAGTGAGTGGGCAGGTTCGTCTATGTCCTTCTTCGCATCATAGGTGTTCTGATAATACGATGTCTTCCACCCATATTTGTAGGTTGTTAACAAATCGTTAGCCATTACTGAGACAGGTACCTCACCATCGGGGTAGTTCTCAGGATTATATGACCAGTTACCAGAGATTGCCTGATCAAAGAACTTCTGCATCACTGCTACGATATTAATGTATCCAGCATTGGATTCCATATCCCATAGCAGGGTGTAGTCATTCTTTAAGGTGGCATAGGAAGGAACAATCTGCTTAAGAGGTCCCTTCTTTGATTTCTTAATGGACAGGTAGTCGCGAGGTGGTTCGATTCCGTTTGTTGCGTTTGACACAACGGAGCTGCTCTCCGAAGGCATTTGTGCGGACAATGTTGAGTTCCGTAGACCGTATTCGGTGATAGATAGCCGTAAATTATCCCAGTCATACTTCAACTCATTAGGAACCAATTCATCGACCTCCTTCTTATATGTATCTATAGGAAGAATGCCATCTGCATACTTGGTACGGTCAAATGCAGGACATGGACCATACTCCTTTGCCAACTCGTTTGATGCTTTAAGTAGGTTGTATTGGAATGCCTCCGTTAGATTGTGGACAAGTTTCCATGCCTCAGGATCGTCATATTTTACACCATGACGTGCCAAGTAGTGTGCTAATCCAATGAAACCAACACCTAACGACCTACGTGCCTTAGTACTACGCTCTGCTGCCTTGACAGGGTACCCCTGATAGTCTATGAGTGCATCCAATGCACGTACAGCAAGGTCACAGAGTTCTTCTAACTGATCTAGATTATTTAATTTACCTACATTGATAGCAGATAGTATACACAATGCTATCTCACCTGCCTCATCATCAATGTGATTGATAGGGTCAGTAGGTAGAGTGATCTCTTGACAGAGGTTACTCATGTACACAGGATCCTTAAAGGATGAGTGATCATTACAGTGGTCGATATTCATGATGTATACACGACCTGTCTCTGCTCTCTCCTTAAGGAGGTCAAGGATTATCTCTTGCGCTGCAACAGTAGTTCTTGGTATCGATGTGTCGAGTTCGTACTTTCTGTAGAGGTCATCGAAATCCCCACTGCCAAAGCTATCATAGAGGCCAGGGACATCGTGAGGACTGAACAGAGAAATGCTTTCATTACGAATGAATCTTTCATAAAATAACTTGCTTATTTGTATAGAGTAATCTAACTTTCGAACTCTGTTGTCTTCTGTTCCTTTGTTGTTTTTGAGGACCAAGATGTCTTGGATTTCCTGATGCCAGATAGGAAAGTGGACCGTAGCTGACCCACCTCGGACGCCGTTTTGCGTGCAGCATCGGACAGTTGACTCAAACTTTTTAAGGAAGGGTACAACACCTGTGTGCTGTACTTCTCCACCCCTGATTTTACTGTTGATGCCACGGATCCTGCCCGCGTTAATACCAATACCTGCCCTCTGAGCAACATAGTAGCCAATAGCCATGTCACTGCTAAAGATCCCATCAATGGTGTCATCACAATCAACCAGAACGCAACTT